ACACGGGGAACCTAAATATATATTGGTTATTTTTTTGGTTCTACTCGAATTGAGAGTTCTGGAGCTTGGATATTGACAGTTTCTATGGATTCGCCTATTACTTTACCTAGGCTATCGAGGATTTGAGCAGCGGTTTGGAACTGACCTTTTTTAACAGCTTTATTGAAGAGGCGTATACGCATTGCTTGAAGGCGTGGGAGTAAATTTTCTCTATCTTTTTCCCAATCTTCTTTATTCCATTCTTTAACTTTTCTCCAATCAGTCCAAGCTGTTACTTCTGAGATACCTTCAATTTTTGCGTGTTCTAGGACTAGTGAGCGTGTAGTTTTACCTTCTAGTTGACGGGAATATAGACGTTGAGCACGTTGTTGAACTTGTTGAGCAGTACCACGAGGGACCATATTAGCTTTTCTTTTTGCAATAATTTCTGGATCAAAGATAGAGGAAGCCACGGACTTACTGTATGGGGGTTAATAATCGAATAATAACCTAAAAAAGCGGAAATAGGCTATAAATAGGGGATGATAATGTAAAAAACGTCATTATGGGTGTTAATGATATCAGTTTAAGGTATGCCCAGGGGGAGGTATTCAATAGTGAGAAAAGATTTAGGGTGCTGGTTGCTGGAAGAAGGTTTGGAAAGAGCTATTTAAGTTGTATTGAACTACTTAGAGGGGCTATAAATCGACCTGGAGAGGTTTATTTCTATTGTGCTCCTACATATCGTATGGCAAAAGATATTGCGTGGAAAGAATTAAAGAGGTTAGTGCCTAAAGTATGGGTTAAAGCTAAGAATGAAACAGATTTAAGGTTAGATTTGATAAATGGATCAAGTATTGAGTTAAAAGGAACAGAAAATGCGATGGCATTGAGAGGAAGAAGTTTAGCTGGTGTTGTATTGGATGAAGCAGCTTTTATGGACCGAGATGTGTGGGCTGAAGTTATCAGACCTGCTCTAGCTGATAAACAGGGTTGGGCGTTGTTTATTAGTACTCCTGATGGTACTGCCAGTTGGTTTTATGATATGTGGTGTTTTTGTGGTGAACAGGAGTGGGATGATTGGCAAAGATGGAGTTTTACTACGATTGAAGGAGGTAATGTTGCACCAGAAGAAGTTGAAGCTGCTAGGTCACAACTGGATGCGAGGACATTTAGACAGGAATTTGAAGCAAGTTTTGAAAATCTTACTGGTTTGGTCGCTGTTAGCTTCAGTGATGACAATATTGATAAGGAAGTACAGGATTTACATATGATGCCTTTACTTTTGGGTTTAGATTTTAACGTTGACCCTATGGCAGGAATTTGTGCATATAAGCATGACAATAACCTATATGTGTTTGATGAGATCATGCTAACAGGTGGTGCTACCACTTGGGACTTTGCTGAAGAGGTCACAAGAAGGTATGGAGTTGATCGAAGAATTATTGCTTGTCCTGATCCTACTGGTAGTGCAAGGAAAACCAGTGGGGTTGGGGTTACAGATCACACGATCTTAAGAAGATCTGGCTTTACAGTTATGAGTCCTAAAAGTCCGTGGAAGATAAGAGATAAGATTACTGCTGTTAATACTGCTTTATTAGATGCAAATGGAGATCAAAGAACCTTTATTCATCCAAGATGTAAAGAATTGATAAAAGCATTAAGAACTCTTACATATGCACCAAATACTGGATTGCCTAATAAAAACTTGGGTGTAGATCATGCTTTTGATGCTTTTGGTTATCTTTGTCTACAACAATTTAATTTGGCTAAACCAGAGACATTAGGTCAAACTGCGTTTAGAATATATTAAGAACTACCTAATTCTTATCATGTATCATTCTACAACTAAGAAAAAGAAGAAGAAAAAGAAGGGAGGTAAAAAACGTGGCGAATGTTCCTGTAAATAAAGCGTTATACTCTAGGGTAAAAGCAGAGGCTAAACGCAAATTCAAGGTTTATCCTTCTGCTTATGCCAATGCGTGGCTTGTACGAGAGTATAAAAAACGTGGTGGAACTTATCGCACGGAGAGTAAACGTGGCAAGAAGTAGTGGTGGTCTTACCCGTTGGTTTAAAGAAAACTGGGTTGATGTAAAAACTGGTAAACCCTGTGGCCGATCAAAGGGTGAAAAACGAGGGTATCCAGCTTGTAGACCTAAAAAACGTGTATCAAGTAAAACACCTAAAACAGTAGGAGAAATGACAGCTAGTGAAAAAGCACGATTTAAGCGTGAAAAAACTGGTAGTGCTAAAATAAAGTATCAACATAGACGTAAAAAAACTACCAAAAAGAAAAAATGACTAAAATTACAGATGAGATGCTCGACATCATTGAAAAAGTCAAAGGAAAGCGAAATCCTGCACTTTGGGACCCTAGATGTGAACAATATATGAGAAATAACAAGAAAGGTACTGTAAAAAAGTCAACTACAAGTTAAACTATCTATAAATACTCTTTTTTCTCTTTGGATCATGGCATTTTTTCGTGGTGAAGAAGGCTCTGTAAAATTTAAAAACGGATCTGGAACTACTGAAGCAATCGTATCTACCACTGGTTGGTCATTAGATACAACAAAAGACACATTAGATGTAACTGCTCATGGAGCAACATCAAGATCATTTGTTGGTGGATTAATTTCTGGATCTGGTACTATTGATTTTTTATATACAGCAGCTAGTGGTAATGAAACTGCAAACTTACTAGCAGATGTTTTAACTACAGAAGATGCTGGTGATGCACAATTTGAATTATTTTTAGATACAACTGGTGCTAAAAAAGTAAGTTTCTCTGGAATTGTTACAGGAACAACTTTAACTGCTACAACAGGTGATTTAGAGACAGTAAGCGTTAGCTTTATTACTTCTGGTGCTATTACCAACGCTGCATAATGCCTAAAGGTTCTTACTCAGGTAAACAACGTAAATTAGCTAGGGTTGCTCCTCCTAGAGATAAAATTACGTCTGCTGATTTTAAAAAGCTACGTTCTAAGAAAAAAAAGAAAAAGAAG